CGTGATAAGATGTTGCGTATCAAGCAGGTACATCGTGATGCTGATGGTGGCTTGTTTAGCGATTACGATTTCACTGATGAGCAAGCACAAATGGTGATTGACTTCATGTGGGACAATCATACAAAACTGCGTGAAGTGTCCTTACGTATGTGTTTGAAGATTGCTGACTTGGTAAAGATCAGTCCCGGCAACTGGAAGAATCTTGCACGTACAACGTGTATGAAATCTGCATAACCCTGCAGTGTGCGTAGAGGCAACGTCAATAAGTCCTCTTCGATAAGTTTTTCATCTTAATCCTTAAGTTGATTTTTCGGGGAACTTATGTTCCCCTTTTTTTGCCTATTGATTTGATTTTTATTTCTGACTAGTGTACAATAGTGAAATGGCTGATTTAAAAAATTCTGAACAATTAATCTATTTTATGATTCATAATCTGCGTCTAAGCAGATATGATAATAGGTTCCTTCAGAACCTTGAAAAACTAATTAACAATACACATCGTGTAACAACTAATCAAGTTGATTTAGTTAATAAACTTATTTCTAAATATGAACGACAATTAATTAAACACGAATTGTTTATTAAGGACCTTTTAGAACTTCCTTGGAAAACACTAATAGTACAAACTACAGAAGAATTCACTTCTGCTCATATTGGTATTTTAGATGATAACGTCATCTTAAAAACTCCCTACAATAAACAGTTCATTAATGCATTCAGATCAGTTAATGAAGATTGTTTTATTTGGGATCCCATTAACAAGTATTACATAGGTGTATTAAGTACATACTCGCTAAAGTTAGCAATAAATACTACAACTAAGTTTTTTAAAGAAGTTAGATACAGCGATACTGTTAAAAAATTATTAGATGAATTGACTCCATATGAGGACGCAATATGTTGGTCCCCGACACTTGTATGTTGTAATGGTAATTACATGATAGCATGTATTAACGAATCACTACACAATGCACTATCCGATATTCAATTAAACACAGAATTAACGACATTAGCTGAATTAGCTAGGTATGGAATAGATGTTGATGATAGTATTTTAATTTCTAATGAAGAACGTTTTGCCTCTCAATTTAATCCGGAAATAGAAATATTAAATATGAATGATATGATTCCATGGTTAAAAAACATACAATGTGATTATGTTTATGTATCCGGAGCAGGACTAAGTTCAATAACAGGAATAAAAACTGATTTTAGACAGAAGTTGGCCGAGACAGGAATTCAGTATGCAGATTCAACAAAATATCAACGTGCTAATTTTTTGAATTACAAATTTCCGGTCGCAATAAGATTCAGGTTGATACCTGACTTTAATGAACCTAACAATGTAGCAAAAATAATCACAATAGTAAATAGTCAACCAGTTAACTTGGAAAAGAATGAAACAATGTAAAATAATCGTCAAAGACGAAGTGAATGTAAAAATAGAGGGACTTGAACTATCAGAGCGCAAAGCACTGATGAAAATGTTTGAGTACGAAATACCCGGTGCACGTTATCTACCTGCAGTAAGACTAGGTAGATGGAATGGTAAGGTAAGCTATTTCAGTTTAGCTGGCAGCACCTACATCAATCTATTACCTGAAATACTTCCCTACCTAGACAATGCAGGATATGACATTGAACTAGATGATTTAAGAGATTACACAACAACCTTTACTTTTGACAAAGTGTCCGAGGATACATTCAAAGATAAGAACTGGCCTAAAGGTCATCCCAAAGAAGGTGAGTCAGTAGTACTACGTGATTATCAAATTGAACTTGTAAACAATTTCCTAGAAAACCCGCAATCATTACAAGAAATTGCTACAGGTGCAGGTAAAACATTAATGACTGCGGCACTATCTAATAGTGTTGAGAAGTATGGTCGTAGTATTGTCATTGTTCCGAACAAGTCACTAGTAACACAAACAGAATCGGATTACATTAATCTAGGATTAGATGTTGGTGTGTACTTTGGTGATCGCAAAGAATACAACAAAACACATACTATCTGTACTTGGCAAAGTCTTAACAATATGCTTAAGAAAACAAAAGCAGGTGAGGCAGAAGTAGAAATTGGAGACTTCATTGAGGGTGTCGTTTGTGTAATGGTTGATGAAGTTCATATGGCTAAGGCAGATGCACTCAAAACATTGCTTACTGGCGTATTTGCTAAAGTGCCCATTCGTTGGGGACTAACAGGAACTATCCCGAAAGCTAAGTTTGAAGCACAGAGCATCTATGTAAGTTTGGGTAATGTAATTGGTAAACTAAGTGCTAGTGAGTTACAGGATCAAGGTGTTCTTGCACGTTGTCACGTTAACATTATGCAATTACAAGATGGTAAAGAGTTTACTAACTATCAAAGTGAATTGAAACACTTACTAGAAGATAGTGAACGATTGGATAAGATAGCTAGTTTAATTAGCGGTATTAATGATACAGGTAATACATTGATCCTTGTTGATAGGGTGAATGCAGGAAAAGAGATTGTCAGTAGATTACCCGGTAGTGTGTTTGTTAGCGGTGCTACTAATATGGTTGAAAGGAAAGAAGAATATGATGAAGTTGCAACCTCAAGTAATAAAATTATTGTGGCAACATATGGTGTGGCTGCTGTTGGTATCAACATACCTCGTATTTTTAATCTGGTTCTCATTGAACCTGGAAAATCATTCGTCCGTGTTATCCAAAGCATCGGTCGAGGCATTCGTAAAGCAGAAGATAAAGACCATGTACAAATCTACGACATAACAAGTAGTTGTAAGTTTGCCAAACGTCACTTGACCCAACGTAAAGCGTTTTACAAAGAAGCAAACTACCCGTTTGACGTAGAAAAGTTGACATACAGATAAGAATATGATAGAATAACAACATGCGAATATTAACACTAGACAACGAATTCTACAACCTAGAAACACTTCCCGAAGAAATTGACGACCTGAGGTTTGCAATACTAGACAACAGTAATCCGGCAAATGTAGATTACCATTACATCCCATTAATCTTTTTAGAATCATTTAATAGCCCTGCACTTGTATTGAAGATTGGAAACAGTACGATTAAGATGCCAGTAGATTGGCAAATTCTTATTGGTGAACAAGAGCATGGTGACTTAGAGACATTGCCTTTAACGAGTATTAATGATAGAGGCTTTAATGCGTTTGAGTTTAATCCGTTGAGTAGCTTTAGTCCTACGTTTCAGCCTATTGAGATTGTAGACATTTACCACGATGTGACATGGTATGCACCTCGATTGAAGAACGGACAATTCTTGTGTGTACCGATTGATGATGGACCCAAACCACGATGTGTTTATTTTGTAAAAGAGATTAGTCGTAATTGTGAAATTGTAGATTATTCACAGGCATTCTAATGGCAACTAAAAAGAGTACTCCCATTGACGAGAAGTTTGAAGCACAAGACTTTAACTTGTTTGATGCACTTGCGGCTATGGACAAGAAAGACTATGGTTATTATGATAGGTTAACAGAAGAACAACAAAAGAAGTTTGTTCCCTACATGATGACACATTGGATGAGTGCTATTAAAGGGTCAGTAAAAGATTCAAAATATTATGTATTGGGTACGAATGAGTATGCAAATAAGCATTTGTTCAATGAGCATGTTCAGAAACATCCTAAGCTTCAATGGCTAATGTTATGCTGTAGTAGTCCAGATAAAGGTAAACAATTCCATAAATGGATTCCTCACTTAGGTAGCAAAGTAACATCATTAAAAGAGCCTGCTAAAGTAAAAGAGATTAAAGAATATTACACTAAAATTTATCCTAAGGCAGATAGCGATAGTATTGATGAGATTTCAAAACAGTTTGTAATAGAGCATAAACGTAAATGCTATCTAGCAGAAACATTCCCTAATTTAAAACAATCAGACATTGAAGTATTATCACAGTTGGTGACAGATGAAGATATCAAGCAGTATGAAAAAGACAGAGGCAATTGACAAACCAGCATATGGTTGTGAATTCTGCAAAGCCACGTTTAGGCGTGAAAGTACCATGCTTACTCATATTTGTGACACTAAACGTAGATGGTTAGAACGTGATAAGCAAGGAAATAGAATTGGATTTCAAGCTTGGCTTAGATTTTACAAAAAGAATACTGCCGGAAACAAGAATAGAACATATGAAGAATTCATTAAGAATCCTTATTATCTAGCGTTTGTAAAGTTTGGGTCATACTGTGCTGATATTAAATGTATTAATGTTGGTGTGTTTAGTGATTGGTTATTAAAGAATAACATCAGCGTTGACAACTGGAGACAAGATAGTAACTACACTAAGTTCTTGTATGAGTATTTAAGAATAGAAGATCCATTAGATGCGATTGCTAGAAGTATTCAGACAACTATTGACAAATCTCAAGAAGAAATAATACAGCCCAGAGATTACCTCAGGTATGGCAACATAAATAGTATTTGTTATTGTATCACTACTGGAAGAATAAGTCCATGGATGTTGTATCAAAGTGAGAGTGGTGTGAAGTTTCTAAGTTCACTGACAAGTGACCATCAACACATGATTATGGATTACATAAACCCTGAGCAATGGGCTATTAAGTTTAAACGTAAGCCTGAAGATGTACAGCAAGTTAAGGAATTATTAAATGCAGGCGGGTACTAGAGTTCGTATTCCATGGGAATCAAATCACAAACATGCTACATGGAATGAAATATGTGCATGGGCAGTAGAACAATTTGGATTACCGGGCGATAGATTTGAGACACATGCAACCGAAGATTACATGGATTTCTATTTCAAGGATGAACGTGATGCAATACATTTTGAATTAAGGTGTGGCTAATGTTAGTAATAGATTTTATCGATCCGTTCGGTGTAGAAAAGCAAATAAGAATTAAACTGTTAGATAAGCCTTGGGTTGAACAGTGGAAAAACTATGTATTCAGATTGTATGACAGAGTTCCCTATCTAAAAATATCATTGGATCATACCATATGGAACAGTATGTATCATAGTGCTCCTGCTACTCAATTATTAGGTGAGCTTAAAGATGCATTAGCGTACTTCAATGGTAAATTTCCTCAATATGATTTTAGTTATGGTGTTACAGAGATTGACAAATACATTGCCGATCCTCAAAGTATTACACAACCTTTCTTAAATTACACACATAGATGTTTTACTGCTGTAGCAAAAGACTTCTACGACCGCACTATTGTAGTACCTGAGGGTATTGCACGTGATGATGTATTCCACCCAATGCACGTATTGAATGATAATACACATAGATTAGAATGTATTTCATACAAGAAAGCACCTAGAAGAATAGCATGTGCTCACGGTGAGTACTTCACATTTACTACAGAGAATATTAACTCTGCTATGCATAAGCAGAATGACAAGTCCCCTTGGGAAACTAATGGAGTAGAATTACTCAACACAGCACATGACTTTGACTACATTAACGAAGATTACCATCACAATGTGTGGCTCAATGAAGACATTCAGGGCAAGGACCAATTTAAATGCTGGCTCGATGAAGATGATGCATCACAAGATGACATTACAGGTAATCTCCTAGTTACGCCCAATCTGATTATGGATCGTTATGGTACGTTGACTGGGATACTTGATAACCCTGACTTCCAAGAACAGTACCGAAAACTTAATAAAAAGCTTAATAGATTCCCGATCGGTGATATTGACAATGTTGATGAAGTTAACTGGGAAGTTGATTTGAAATACAGTGAAGAAACGTGTAATATTCCTAAAATGAAAAGTATTACATTGTGTGGTAGACCACTGTGGAAGTATGAATAATGTTAGTTTACAAATACTTAGACAGAATTGGTCAAGAAAAAGAAATTGTTATTGAATTAGCTGATACACCGTTCGTTAATGATTGGAAAAAGTATTTGCTAGATGTACACAATAAGGTTCCTAATCTTAAATGGGGCTTTGGATTAGTAGGTAATGGTACTAGTGAGGGTATTAGAAAAGACCCATGGCCAATCATTGATAAGTTATTTGACAGCTTTAAGTTTCTACAAAAGCATACAGATTTCATCATGGAATATGATGATTACCATTTGTTAAAAGAATGCAGAACTTTCAATAGGTTTGTTAATAACATTGACCAACGTCATTTAAACAGATGGCATAGACAATTTACTGCCTTGGCTAAACGACATGAGTTAAAAGAATTGCCAATGAGTTCAGAAGTATCTGAATCTGAAATCTATCAAAATATTCATAACATTAATATTTTTGTACATGCGTTAGAATACATGACATATCCATTATGTGAAAGACGTAAAGAATACTTAAATCAATTCTTCTTTCGCATGAGTCCAGTAGAAGAAGAATCAAACGGATATTCGCATGTGGTCAATGATTTGTTGTACACTACTGAATTGTCAGTTCCAATTGAACACAAGTTTGATTTCTTAACAGAAAAATATGATTACACAGTGTGGTTGAATGAAGACATATTGGGTAAAGATTTGATTAAGACGTGGTTAGACCACGATGATTTAACTATGTCAGATGTAACAGGTAATCTGTTTATGACTCCCAGTTTAATGTTTGATCCTAATAAGATTATTTCTAAGATTCTCAGCAAGCCCGAGTTTAGAGAAGAAGCATCGTCTACCGGAAAAACTTTAGATAGATATCCAGTTGGCAACATTGTTAACATTGATAAGATTGATTGGTTTGAAGATTTCATGCATGATCCACATAGACTCACTCATTGTGAATCTAGTATTATTAAGAGTATTGAGTTAGACGGGGTCGTATTGTGGAGTTACAATATTGAGAAATCGATTAAGTTTAATACTACATTTGAACCAAAGACTTTAGTACCTAGAATTCATAAATGGGCTAACATGAATGATGTTAAATTTACTATTAAGTCTGCGGGCAATGGTATTATTAAAAT